CGTGCGCTTGTCGGAGGTGTTGAATGCCTGGCCGGCCGCGCCCCGATTTGACAGCATCGTCGCCGGTGTCGTGCCCGCCGCGCAATCAACGAAGCACATGCCGCGCATGGACGAGGCCAGCGTTGACAGCGCCGCCGCTACCGTCGCGTCCTGCGAACCTACCGCCTGTCCGGTAGCGACAGCAGCGCCGAAGGCGGGCGCGATCAGGAGCTTGGGGAAGAATCCCATCAGTCCGTACGCCAGCTTCCAGTTCTGCATTCCGGTATAAGTGCCGCCGGTCACTGTGCCCACCAGGTCGGAGTCGGCGAGCTTGCTCGGGTCAGCGTAATTGCAATTAATCTTGACGCTCTGTCCGGCAACTATGAGGCTGCCGCCGAGCGCAGTGACGATGCCGTTAACGCGGTCAACCGTGAAGTCCGCGCCTTCGACGTATGTGGTCGTCGCGGCGGTGTTGGTAATCTTGATGATCGAAAGCCCCATGTGGCCGACGTTGATTACCTGCACGCCCGACGCCGGAAAGGCATAGGTCGCTGCGTTGATATTCGTATAATGCGAGACCAGGTTGAAAACATTGACCGCGATAACCTGTCCCGCGCCCTGCGCAAATACCTGATTGAGTGCGTAGGGAATGGTGAAGCCCTGAATCATCGGGCCGAAAACCCCGGCCTGGCCGGGCGCCAACGAGTTCGGATTGGCGCCAGCAATCAAGACCGGAGCCTGGAGATTCGGTATCGGTCCCTTCGCCGTCAGCGTCCACGTAACTGTCCCGGTAGTTGCGCCGATGTTGTCGCTGGTGGTGCTGTTGAGCGTAGTCGCCCAGGTCGGCGCCGTGGTATTAGTAATCGCAGCCGCGCCAATTGCCACCAGCGTCCAGACCACCTGGTTCGTGCCGGGGTTGTCTGTAGTCGTCGTGCCGATCGCAGTCGCCCAAGCCGGCGCCGCGGCGGCTGACGTGCCCGTGCCTGCGACAGCAGTAACTCGTTGCGTATTGCCGTTGCTGTCTGTAATCAGACTGCCGACGGTATAGGCGTGCGATGCCTGCCATGTCGGGCAGGTAATCGCCGTCGCCGTTTGGATATTGCCGTTGGAGTCAATGCACTGCTGGCCGGCCGCCGAGCCGATGGCAATCAGCGTCCACGTCACAGTTCCGTCGGTAGTGGTGGCATTGAGCGTCCGCGCCCAGTTCGGCGCAGAAGTTCCGGTGGTGCCAGCCGTGGTGCATTTCTGCGTATTGCCGTTGGCGTCCACCAGCAGATTGCCGACGGCTGCGCCGGTCGAAGCGCTCCAGCCCGGCGCCGCCTGCACCAGCCACGACGGATCCCACAGCGGAATAGCACCCGGCACCGCGAACAATGGCGCTGATCCGACCAGGCCGATCACTGCCGCGCCCAGCACCTGGATCGGGCCTGGGCCTAGCGTGTACTCGTAAGTTTCGATCCCATGCAGGAAACCTGGTCCTGGCATCAGCTTTTAACTCCCTGTATGTTCACTGCATTTGCTCAACCGGCCGCTTGACATCGGCTCATGCATGCGCTGCTCGAACATGTCGGCCACGCCCCGCAGCACACTTTGCATCCCTGCGGTGCAACCCAAATTGCTCGTCGTCTGCGCCCGGTAGCAGCCGTCCGGATGACTCCCGGCGTCATGCGGCGGAATAATGACCAGAATGCAGCCCATCCCCTTCAATATGAAGCGGCACACCATCTGACCGACGTCGATGAGTTCATCTTCCGTCATCATCGCAGATCCCCGTAAACCGCCTGCCACCATGCCAGCCATGTCATTTGCATCATCAGGGCAATTGCGCACAGCCGCACAAATCTCTGCTCACAACTTCGCATAAGCCTCTTTCCAGCGGCGCAAATATGTAGGGTTGCGCTTCATCTGGTAAAATACTGCATGCTCGCCCAGGTTCCACGCCTGAATCACTAAGTCGCGGGCCTCCTCTGACGCCCGCAGAAAATCGTGAATTTCCAAAAATCGCGCGCACGCCTTGATCTGCGCCTCGCTCCATGTGTCGCTTACGTCCGGCCCAAAGCGCGGCGAAGCCGCTGAACGCGGCGCCGTATAGAAGCGTGCAAAGGTTGCTGGATGCATCTGGAGCAAACCGAAGGCGCGCCCGCCGTCGCCAGTCGCACGTTCGCTCTCGCCTGATTCGATCATCGCGAACGCCTGCACGGCTTCGGCAAATTCCCCGGCTGCTGAATAGTCAATCATCAGTTACAGCAGGCCTCGATGAATCCACAACGGACGCAGATCCACTTGTTCTCTGAGTTTCGAATCATTGATGCGCTGCAAAGCCAGCACTTCACTTCTTGCCCCCTGCCACCCGCAGCGGTGACACTTCAGCTTGCCGTCCTCCGGCCACAGCAGAGCGCTGACGCACCATGGGCAATATGGACCGCACATTCGTCTTGCGCCTCTTCGGAGTTTCCGCGACGATCGCCAGCGCGTAGCCGATGGCAATGCCGGCCAGCAGAATTGAAGTAAACGCTGCTAGCGCCAGGCCGAGGCTCACGCTGCTAGCTCCACCCGTTCGACTGCTTCGATCGGCACATCTGCATGGCACGGTTTATCCAGCGGGCACCAGCAGGCTAAATCTTTGCCGCGCAAGGGGCTAAAATCGATCCGTCGAAGCTGTAGTCGGGTGTGAAAGTCCTCACGGTACAAATAGTCTGCTATGCTCGGAGCGCCCTTGAATTGGTTACCCCATTTTGTCGGCCGGCTGGCGTATGGAGCACCCTCCGGCATCCGCCATCCCGTCGTTCGCCTTCGCTGTATGCTCTTCACAGTTCTTCCGCCTTCGCCTGGTGCAGATAATCCACCACCAGCGGATCGTCCGCCGGGAGCGTCACCGGCGGCGCCGGCGGGAACATCGGTGAACCGCGATAAGCGCGCCGATACGCCCTGCCATCCGCAGTCTGCACCTTGACATGGTTGTATTCGTCTTCCTGGTAAACCGCTACGCTCAGCCACAGATCAGCGCGGCAGCTCGGTATTTTGTAAACGTCGCGATGCGCCGAGAAGAGCACCGTTACCAGCGGCCGGCCGGACGGCTCCGCTTCCTGCTCCATTTCGCTCTGTTCGTTGAATTCCATGCTCACTTCTTGCCCCTCTTCTGGCCCGGCTCACCGACATGCAGCCGGGTTAGCTCAACAATCTGCTTCTGAGCTTCTTCAAGCGCCAGCCGAAGCCCCTGCACCGTGGCGCAGGATTCCTGCAATTGGCCCTCCAACAAGGCAATGCGCCGTTCGTAGTGCGTTTCAATCATAATTCGCATCTCGCAGACTCATTTGATCGGCTCTGCTGCGCTTCGCCTGGTGCGATGGCGCTAGCCCTGCTCTACCTTCGTGCCTTTATGCTCGCAGCTCTTGATCCATTGCTCCGTATCCTCACGCAAATGAAGATGGCGGCTGCGCAATACTCGTCGAGAGCCAGCCACTGCATAGCTGCGCTATGCGCTTTTCTATCCATGGTTCCCTTCTCAATTGGTCGGATTCAGCGGCGCGCTCCCGCCACTTGCCAATGCGGTAACTACGTCACTATAGCCATACGCTATAGCTACTGTGGCATTCGCCGGTATACTGCCTGCCGCGGTGCGGATAATAATACCATTAACATTGTCTACTACATAGTCAGTTAGAGGAGAATATATAGTGCTCAAATTCGAGCTAAGCACAACCACTGTCGAAACGTTCTGCTCCGCCAGAGTGATCGTGCCCGGCGCGCCAGTGAATGTATAAAGTCCGATCTGCACCTGTATGGTGGTCACGCCGGCCTCTTCCAGCGCTTTGCCATGAGTGAACAGAGGAAAGACCGGTGGTTGATAGTTCTCCACTTCCACCGTGCGCATGGCAAAGACCATCTCGTAGACCCAGACGCCGCCTTGCCGGTCGCGCTCGATGAAGCGTTCGCGCAAAGGCTTCATTTTGGTGCAGCCCATGTTCGGCTGAAAGCCGGTCAGTGCAATGCGGATGCCTTCGAGAATCTGATAGGCGCCGGGCGACGTAGCCGACGGCAGCGCGCCGAAGGCCCAGCCCAAGTCTCGAATACGCACGCCGACGGAGAACTCCAGCGTCCGTTCCTGCGCCACGTTGGCGGTGTCAATGATCTCGGCATAGTCGCTGCCACTGTAGATGACCATCACCACACCAATGCGCGAGCGCATCTCGTAAGCTTCCGGCCGATCGGGGAAGTGCGTCACTTCAACCACGTTGCCCAAGGCCGCTTGAAGCTGCGAGACAATCGCGCCCTCCAAGGTCGCAATGTCGAGCGGCATTGCCGGGCTAAAGGTCTGTCCGGCCCAGGGGAAATCAAGGACGGGTGCCGACATCAGTCATTCCCGCAGAGCTTGGTGCTATTTAGACGTCTACCATCCGCCGCAATGGCATCGCCGCGCAAATCATAGGGTATGCACAGGTCGCAATTGCAGAAGCCCGTGCCGTCACAGGCGTGATGCTCGCCGCAATTGCAGGCTGCGCACCAGCCGTCAGGAGTCACAGCGGCTGCGCTGAATCGACGTTCCATGCTTTCCACGCGTCCTGCAGATGCTTGCCGCATACCGGCGTCTGGCGTTCTCGTCCGGTATAGCGGCCCTTGCCTTGGACGTTGAAGATGCGTTCTTCGGAGCCGCACGCCTTCTCGACTTCACTGCCGAGCGAGTTCCTGGTCTTCACCGGCCACGCGCACGACGGGCGCTTGTCCTGCCGCTCAGTCGTGGCGCCCGAGATTATCGAATCGCCATGCTCAATCACTAAAACCCCTCCGAAGCTGATAGTTGAACGCTGACGCCTGACAGCTTTCTTCTCAGAAGCCCTTCAACGTGCCGCGCGTGAATATCCGCTGCGGCAGGCACGGATCGCCGCCAAAATTCACGTCCACCACGACTGCGGGCGAAGTCGGATCGGCTGGTTCCTGTCCGTCTAGCGCCAGGCCCAGTGTCAAAGAGCGATCGCGCACGTCTTCCAGCATCGCGATGCACTTCTCGTACTTGTCCTTGGCGTCCTCCAGGTCGTGAATCGGCCGCAGCGATTGCAGATGGTACATCGCAATCTCACAGCACATGCGCACCAGGATGGCCGGAGGATCGGTCAGCGGCAGTGCAAAGCGCGATTCGAGGTAAGCGTCAATCTCATTGCTCGCGTCGTTAAGGAAGGTCTGGAGATAAGTCGGATTGTCCGCGCTCACGTACACCGTAGCGCCCGCCGCAATCGCGCCAGTCGATATGCGCGTGATTACGCCGATTGTACGGTTGACTGTGTAGTCGGTATTCTCGACGAATGCGGTCTGCGGCGACGGCAGTGGCGCCGCGATGCTCTGCACATATACCAGTGACAGCGGAGCAAAGGAAACCTGGATCGTGCCGGGCGAGCCGGTGAAGGTCAGCACCAGTGGCGTTACTTCGCAGGTCAACTGAATCAGGTCGCGCGCCGAATAGCGTGCTTCGATGTCGCTGGGTTGCGCGTAGCTCACCCCATCACCTGCTTACACACGCTCGCGATGTCAGCCGCCATCTGCTTCACGTCCATCTGCCGATTGCGAAAGTCCGCGTGATTGGCCTCAGAGATAAGCGTAAAGAGCTGGTACTTGCTCATCGGCTTGGGTATCGGTGGCGGCAAGGGCGGCGGCGCAATGTGCCCGCCAATCGCATCGAAGTCAGCCACGAGTTGCGCCCAGTTCATGCCACTCGGCGCCTTCTGACTCGCGCGGTTGACGCTGTCCTGACTGATGACAACGAACAACTGCCCGCCGTCGGCATTGGCGCAATACTCAGCAATCGCCGCGTGCGTGATGACGCCTTCCATGCCCCACGTGCTGATCTTCACGCCCTGCGCGTCATAGGCGACACCAGCGAACGCATGGCCGTTCTGCGGGTCGGCCGAGCCTGCCACGTCCCACACGAAGCCCGAAAGCTGCGGCTCCGGGTTAATCCATGCATCAGGCAGCTCAACGCCAAAGAACAGGTTTTCGAACAGCCACAGCGCTGCCTCGTACTCAGCCCGGTTGCTGGGGTCGACCGTAAGCCAGCCGGCGATCTTGTGCGAACCTGCTGGTGCTCCGGTTGACTGCCAGTAGTTCAAAGCAGTCACCTCGTCACAGCCCTGGTCCGAGTTCGGATCGCCCGGCACATAGCCGCCAATCGCACTATAGAGCGCAGTGATTTGCGCGTCGCTGTACGTCAGCGCTGGATTGCCCGCGTTGCCGGTCAGCACACCTTCGATATGCGCCATCGCAGCTATTACGCAGTCGCCGAGCTGATCGTTCAAGTACATCTCGGCCAGCGCAGCACTGGCGGCGGGCGAATAATCCACGCTCGCCGGTGCCGGAGGCAAAGCTGGCGTCAGGTAATGCGCCAGGCGGAGATGCGGGCCTTTGACGAGCGGTCGCTTGCGGCCTAGTTTGATCATATGCACTCGTGGTTAACTCAGACGACTACTGACTAAGCTAGCCATTCACTGACTATCAAGGTCGCGTCTGCCATGTATATGTTTTGGATCGGAATCGTGCTGACCGCGCCTGCGATATTGCCGGCACCGAAGGTCGCATGCAGAAGCTGACGGGCCGCCTCTTCCAGGCTGGGAGGAACAATCAGGAAGCGCGTAGTTGGCGGCCCGTTCCAAGCCCCGAACGGTACACCCGCATCGCTCTTGATCTGGCGCAACGCTGCTACCGCCGCGCCGTAATTGGCCGGGTTGGTCAAATCGGTGTTGCTCGCATAAGTGAGCTGCCACAGGCCCACCCCCGCGTTGCAGCGCACGTCAACGCCGTAGCGGAACAAACGCTGGCTGAACACCATCTCGTCAGTCACGGTGTTCATCCGGGTGACTGCATACTCGCGCCGCTTCTGGAAAATGAACGGTTTGATCGGGCGCGAAGCGTCCACCAGAAACCAGTAGGCGCCCGAGCCGCTCGAATTGATATTCGAGTACGTAGTCGAGAAGCTGGCACTGGTCTCGCCTAATGGCCCGGCCGGATGCGAAGCATAGTAGAGGTTATTGCCGTCATAGCAGACCGGGACTGGAATCGTGATTTTGCCGATCGTCACCGGACTTCCGGTCACAGCCGCTTTCATCATGCCGAAGATAAGCTGATCGGGATGAGTCCTCGCATCCCAGCCCAATTGCTCGATGACTGGTGTGTAGACCCCGTACTGGTCGTCTTCGATGCGCTCGCGCTCGATGCCGACCGTATCTTCGAAAGTCTTGTTGACGATAGTGTAGGCGTGCGCTTCGAGCGCCTGTAGCGCGCGGTCGCCGACCCACTCGCGAAAACCGGTGGTGCGGCCCAGCCAGGGGTAAATGGTCTGGCTGGTGGACGATGGCACGATCGAGCAAATCTTCTCGTAATAGCTCGGCGCCATTTCGAAGCCGCGCTGGAAAATGACATCGAACCCCATATAGAGAACGGCAAGGTTATTGGCGGAAATTTCCATTTCTGTCCTCTTACTTCGCGCTCTGACTCGGCGACGGCTGATAGAGGTGGTACATCGCCACCAATGCGGCCAGCACTGCACTCGCTGTGTCCCGATAAGGCGCGGGCAGCGTGCCAATTGCCTGCGGTGCTACTGTGAGCAGCGCTCCTGCTACGATCGTCAATAAATTAATCCAGTTCATAACGTTGCATTGTCGCGGCCGAAATTGACGTAACAGAGGCCGCCATCCATCGCCACGATCTCTCCTGCCAGCACCTTGGATGCTGCGCGGTAATAAGTCACGTACACCGTGCCGCCGGCTGAAATCGCGCCGCCCGCCAAGGCCATGAACAAGCCGCCCTGGTAGTCAACCGCGAAGTCAGTTCCTTCGAGGTAGTGCGTGCCGCCGCCGCCAGTGGCGCTGTAGGCGTCGAAGGTGCCCTGCATGATGTCAGGCTGCAGCACGTTGATGAGCGGCCCCGAAGCCGGCACTGTGATTGACGTGGTGTTAGCCACCAGCGTGCCGAGTCCTACGGTGTGGTCGTCCACTGCTACGCACATCTGGCCGACGTGCGAGCTATCGACGATGGTGGCGTCAACGTCCATGCCGAAGGTGCCGCAGACCACGCCAACCGAGATTGCGCCGGCAGTGCCAAGCGTTCCGGTCGCGGCCGGGTAGAGCGAGCCGTTGCCGGCCTGGTTCAAGGCGTTCAGGCCGGGATAGACGATGCCGCCGGCATAGACATATTCGCAGACACCAATGACATTGAGCTTGCTTAGGAGCGTGCCTGAAACGCGCGATTGCGCCGGCACGGCGCGACCATTGTTGTTCAATGCAACGATGCCGCCGACGTAAATTGAGGTCGAGGCTTCAACCGGAATCAGTCCGTAATGATAACGATTGCTGCCCGAGAACTCGGGCGTATTCCTTGAAGCTGTTAATCCAGCCATATCTGTTATACCTTTAAGTCTCTTTCTCCCGCGTCAGCGGGGGAAAGAGATTTAGAAATAGGGGCTATTTTGTCTCTTGGCCGTCATCAAGCATGAGGCGCGGGCGCGGGAAGCGCAGATCCCATTTCTCTTTGACTGCAATGCACTTCTCCAAGTCTTCTTTGCTTTCCAGTCCGAGATTGGCGAAGATTTCGATATGCTTCTCCGGCAGCATCGCCACACCCTTGGCCGGCTCGCCGATGCGCACGGTGAAGGTGCCGTCGGCGCCATTTGCCAGGATCCTGGGGGCCGCGCCGATGAACTTCTCAAAGCCCTTCGGCTCGCTTGAGCAATACTCGATTGCCCACTCGCGCTGCGACGGAATCAGCCGCCCTTCGCGTATCGCCTGGTCAACCGCGTGCTCGGCAGTCTTGCGCGCCTGTGCCAGCCTAAGTTGGTTCAGGTCGCTGGCCATCTGCACCACCATCGGATGCTTGGCGACCAGTGCATTCAAATCAACTTTCTGTTTTGGCTCTGCACTCATTTTGCAGGCTTCCTCTTTGCGGCTCATACGCCGGGCCAGTTCTTCTTCGTGGCGCTTGGCGCATTGCGCGCGCATTTCTTCGTCCGAGCAGTGCAACATTTCCTCAGCGTGCCGGCGCGCCATGTCCTCTTCGGACTCCTCATCGTCGTGCTGGCCGCCGTCGTCCGTGCCGTAGTCCTGCTCTTCGTCCTTGGCCGAATCGGCCAGCGCGCCTATCTCCTCTTCGTCGTCGGCCGCCATTTCTTCGGCCTCGATATGCTTCATCAGGCGCTTGGCGTGCGCGCTGGCGGTCTCGCCTTCACGCGCCGGGAACTGCTTGGCCATGTCCGCAACGGACATCGAGCTCGGTTTCATAGTCTCTTCCTCATATGGGTCTATCGACTTCTGCTCGGAGCAATTCTCTCTGGAGAGAGTTGCTACGGCCGACGCGAGGGCCGGAAGCTGGGTCAATGCCGGATTATTGGTCAGAGCCGCGCGCAGGATGCGTTCGACCTTGCCTTCCTTGTTATGCTCGAACACCGGCGAGATATATCGGTATTCCTTGGCCTTGAGCATTTCGGCGGCCTTTTGCGTCCATTCGATGCGGGCGAAGATGGCGCCGTGCTCGACCTTGAATTCCTTGAGCCAACCGGCAGCAGGCGCTGGCCGGCCTTCGGGTGCTGCGAGATCCGTGCTGTGATCGAAGTCGAGCACAAGCCCAACCTGCGGCATTTTGGCGATACTGGCGGAAACGATTTTGTCAGGGTCGGCGTTCTCGAATGGTCCGCGCCCGTCTACGGCAGTGAACGTGCCGGCAGGCAGCAGCTCGATCCATTCGGGAGCATCACCGGCTTCGATGGCAACCGCGAAGGTCGCTGTCGCTGTGTCAGTCGCTGCTGCCTTCTTATAGCCAGTGCCAGGCTCTTTTCTTTTCGACTGGGGCATCGCTTTGTCGCTCACGCCAATGCCGTGGCGCCTGGCGGTGTTCATGATGTGCGAGCATGTGGTCTTGGCCTTGGCGAACGGTTCGAAGAAAGTCTGATCGAAGTGCGCGAGTGCGTTGTAGACGTCCGTGCAGCTACCGGTCTCCGAATGCCGAACTCGACGCGGACTGAGATGCGAGCCGCATATGCTGGTGAGTGGCGTCGCGGAAGATATAGGCTGGCAGTGCCTATTGGATACCGACATACTGGTGGAGAGAGCACTTGCAGCCCGACCATTTGGATGTGCTCCCATTGGCATTCATCCTGATGGCTCAGCTCACCAGGTAAAACGGGTGACAGTGTCACCCGTATTCTGTGCGGGAAAATGCAGGAAATCGCAGATGGCGCAGAATGGTGTGATCAGCGCAGAGATCGATCAAATATCCGGCCGTGGCCGCCGATTTCAATTACTTGAGCTTTGAATTCTAACACGCGCTCCAATCAGCCGCGCAGTATCGCCGACCTTGCCACTCTGATCTGCGACCTTTGGTCCTGCGGTGACATAGCCCGAATCGATAATGATCAGACCTTCCGCTCGCTCGCGCAAACGGCTTCATAGACGCGTGCTAACTCGCGCGCACTCAGTCTTTCGAGTGTTACCACTGCACGCCCCAGTACGCGCGCGGCCAACTCACACACTTCATCGTTCGAACGCCGGGTCTTTGCCGCTTTGATGCGAATCGCGTCAAGAATTTGTTGCGGCCAGTGCCCATTGCGCACCGGCTGCGTGTTTGAATCTACCGTTCCCCCCGAATTCACTTTCACTACGCCACTGGTGCCAAAGTTGATTAAATTATTGTCGCCGCGGATGGTGATCTGCGGCATTCGCAGCTTACTCTCGTGAAGTCTGGCGCTACGCCACTGTTCGAAGCCCTGTGGCCTGTACTTAGGCAACTCTCTGTTATCTTGCATTAACTCTTAGTTCCCCCCGTCGACAATCTTAGCTGGATGGCGCCTAAAGTCCACACCTTTTTTGCGACCGCCGCGAGTGTTACGCCTGAAGTCGTAATTGTCAGGGCGAAACCCGCCGGAGAAAATCGAGAATCTTTGCCCGGCGAATCTCACCTTTATCGGACCGCCGGTAGAACTCATACGCGATGGCCACCACTCGAGCCTTGTCGCGAGGCTTTAAACGGTACTTGTCGCCGCGAAGAGTCAGGGCACTCTCGACGTGTTCAATTATCTGCGCCAGCAGCTCAAGATCGAGTGATGCTTGCTCTGTGACCGATGGAGACTCGTCCTCGAAGCGTTTTGGCCCGCTGCCAAGATATAACCATTCCACGCAGAAACCGGTCGCGTCGGCGATCTTCTTGACAGTTTGGAACTTCGGATTCTTGGCGCGCTTGAGCCACGCCGAAATCGTAGTCTGATCAACGCCGCTCACGCGCTCCAGCTCTTTTTGCCCGCCTACGTGGCCGACCACCTCGCGCAGGCGCTCGATGAAGCCGTATTGCACCAGACACCCCGCGCCAATGAATTTTCAGCGACCATCGATAAAATCACTTGACCGCATACGCCCAAAGTCGTAAGCTCTGGTCACCGCCATGCAAAATCGCACAATTCGTAAAGCAACGGAAGAAGTCAACCCTCCATTTCAATCCGCTGGCAGGCGCCTATCCGATGATTAACTGCATTGGCGGCGGATTCGCCGCGCCCCACACTTTATTCGTTTTTTGGTTTGGCCTGATACTGATCAATGAGGCACTTCAGGGCCGGATTTCTGTCTCTCTTCACAGACCCGCACGTGTTGCGCATATCGGAGGGCGCGCAAATGAGGCTTGAACTCTGCCGGTCGCATCTCGAAATTCTACTCGAAGGCGAGGCTGACCTTGCTTACATCGAAGATACACTGGGACTCCGCAAGGCTGGGAACCAGATTCCACTTATTCGGCTCGACCATGCCGGCAAGCGGATGACTGTAATTCGTTTGGCTGCCGGCAGGCTTCATACTTCACTGCCGCGGCGCCGACGGCGCCAGGCAGAAGCCAAAGAGTAACAGCTCCCAGGGTCGGTAATACGGTCCCGACCGGAGCAGGAAACCACCAGAGTCATAGCCGATCGGAAAGCACGGCTCAATGGAGGACGAGAGATGGACGAGGGGATTAGACTGCCGGACGTGAGTGAAATAGCAAGTTGGCTCAATGAGCGCTGCCAGGTCGAGCGGATCCGCCTGCGCAATGAGCTTGCTTTTATTCAAGGAGATCGTGCGCGGGGTGGACCACTTCGCGAGGATCTAGCTGCCGCATTGAAATTTCGGCTCGCCGCAATTGACGAACACCTCAAGGGCAGTAGTTCAGGGCCCAGGCCACTCTGATTAGAGTGTTCCGCAGGTCGGCAGAAAAGCATCATGGATAGAATCGGGGGCAGATTTCCGCGGGCCGGGCAATGACAAAGCCTGAGATCGAGCCAGGACAGAAACCGCGGTGAGGCTTGCTCCAAGTGAATGAACCAACGAGTAGGCAACGCAAAAATGAACACGCGATATATACGGTCTGCGGCTCCGCTGCGAACGCAACATGCCAGACGGTTGGGCGGCGAGGCTTTAGCCATAAAAAGATCGCTGTTGGACACACTCATTCAGGTAGTTGGCTATGAGTCAGCCGAAAAGATAATTGCCGAGTTTGGCGGAGCACGCATCTGGGTGCCCGTGCAAAGCACGCCTGATGCGAAACTCACCCGGATCCTCGGTAACAGCGCCGCGTCTGCGCTGTGCGCCCGCTTTGGCGGCGATTACCTGCAGATTCCAAATACTATTACCGGCGATAACATTTATCGGCGCATAGCTGAATTGCATCGTCAAGGTTGCAAGATCAATGACATCGCACTAGCCGTCGGCCGCAGCCGCCGTACCGTTTTCCGGCTACTCCGCAGGAAGATTACGGATTTGCCCAAAATTGGGAGATTGGCGGCAGATTAATAACACGTCTGCCAAGCTGCGACATCTTCATATTAGCGGTTTCTCTCGACTTTATATCGTAAGACCAAGGAGTAATATCGTAAGACCGAGACTCAGACGATGATCCCTTAAAGGACGCACTGTCCGGAAGAGTCTTGCCAAACCGAACCAATACGGATGACATGAGCTCTGAGAGTAGCTTTGTAGTAAGCTTCCCGAGCGCCGTCTTCGCTGGCGTCCTTGGCTTTCTCTGGTGGTTTTTCCGCGGCAGCATTCAGTGGTTCGAGGCGAGAGCAAATAAATTCACCGATGGATGGCTTCAGCCAGTTCAAGGCTGAGCCGGCTGCGGCTCATGCGGTATTCGTAAGCCGGCTGACACTGATGGACGAAAAGGTCAGTATAGTCATGAAGAAGTCAGAGGAGCTCGGGGCAACGCTGCTACTACTGCCGTGGTTAGCTGTACTTGAAGAAGAGGAAAGGTTCCGCCAGAAGCGTGAGAACCCGCACAGCCCTGACGCGCGCCTGAGCGGTAGTTCGCGGCCGAAGCGGCACGATATCTAAGCTAGACGCTCGCCGCGTCTGCGAGAATCTGGCTAGCGTGATCGGTCGGATTCGCTTTGGATAGACCATCGCAATTTTTTCCTGCTCATCGATGAGATAACCGATGCGCATAGGATAACCTGCTTTGCCATCGCTGCAGGCGCCATAAGCCAACCCAATTTTACGGTCGGTATCGCACAATAGTCTGAGCGCGAAATGATTCTTGCTGGCAAAAGCAGCGTTAGACGCGATGTCGCCGAAGCTAACGCCGAGAATGACGGTGCCGGAGTTTACGAAAGCATTGTACTGATTGCTGAATCCGCAACCCTCGCGGGTTTAGCCGCCAGTATCGGCCTTGGATAGAACCATAAAAGAACTCTGCGTCCACATAGAGATGAGAATGACAGAGGCTGCCCCTCATGGGTGCTCACAGTAGAATCGGGGGGCATTTTCACCGACATTAAGCATTAACTTTCTTCAAAAGCTCCTAATCTAATTCTATATAATCAATATTCGCCAACTATGTTGCTTTCGCAACGATAAGGTGGGGCGGCTGTGGCGCCGGTATACGGAGGGAAATAGGCTGCGCCCGATTGGGCAGGAGGCGCAGGATGAGACCGCATTTAGAAACCGCGATATATCGAGATAATTGCTGCCGGGCACCACTACCGCAAATCAAAATATGCTGTGAAGCCTCGGTCAAAAATACAGGTGACGCTGTCACCTGTCAGATGGAAATCACCGGAATTTGGATAGCTGGATCCGCGCAGTCATCGCTGGATGGTAAGAGCAGATTCAAGCGTCTGCCTGGAGCTTGGCAGCGCGTTGCAATAGCGCTTCGATTTCGGCGTCGCTATAACCTAATTCTTCCAGGATCGGACGGGTATGAGCTCCAACCTCTGGCGCTGCTGTAGGTTTACGCTTGGACTCGCCGCTGATAAAGATCGGACTATTAACAGTCTCGATATGGCCCGCAAGCGGGTGATCGAACCCAATAATAGCCTGCGCAGTACGCATTTGCGGATCTTTTACTACATCGTCGAGCCGCGGCAGCGGTGCCCATTTGATATCACTGCGCTTGAAGACCTGGGCCCAATGGGCCAGATCGCGGGCTTCGAATTGAGATCGCAGGATTTCGTACAGAGCGGCCGCGTTCTCTTCGCGGACCGCGTTGGTGCAAAACAGGTCGCTCTCCGATAGCGCAGGCTGGTCAAGAATTTGGCACAAGCGGGGGAATTCAACGTCAGGGTCTATTAAGACCAACAGAAAAATCTTACCATCGCGGCTGAGATAGGCTGCG